GTTTTTTCTGCTGTCTTTAGACCATTAATGGATGATGAACTGTGGTCAATCGTGAATGCCATCTTGAATCTGCATGAGAACAAAATATTAGAACTACCTCCGTTCTTATTAAGCAAATTTGTCTTGGATCAAAAAACAAAATCAATGGATCCTGGAATGGAAGAGTGTAAAGATCAATTCTTAGGTAGAGTTGACAGACATGATTTGTTAGAAGAACATTCAAAATTGCTGCACAATAAAAGTAACATGGAACAAGGTATTTTGCATGAACAATCATCAACAATACATGCCTGTTTGAAATACTTAATGAAAGAGGTTAATCAAAACTTGGTTTTCCAAGAATTGATAAAAGTTGTGCCATCTAGCTCATTTGCATTCAAAAGGACAGACAAAGTTTCATCAGATGATTTTTCCACAGTCAGAAGTTTGATTTTTAATCATAAGTCAATTCCTGATTCAATGATATTCACTATACTCAAAAGAATTGCTCAGATGATACAAAAATCAAGTAGCCCAAATATGCCGAAAAACAAAATTTCAGAAACACTTAAGAAGATGCAAAAGATAAAAGAAGAGATTAGTCAAATGGACTATAAGGAATATGAGACTGTTCAGGACATAGATAGAGCTAGAACGATGCTTAGAAATTACATGAAGAAATTCTTTGCATTTACATTAACTAGATTATCTTTATTAGAAGAAAGAATGATGAAGCTACTGACTATTAAACAGTCAGAAGAAAAATCTACAATTGCGTCACTCAATTATATTGAAGAATTCAATTCAACTTGGATCCTTTCAAACACAATTTTGTCTCCAAAAATAAAATTCTTTTATGGAGCAACATGCTTGAAACCTTTATCAAACTTTTACAATAAAATTAACACATTGTATGATCTAAGGAAACAAATGGTTGAAAATGGATCTTCACAGTTATCAGCAGCAATTGTTCAAGAGTGTCAATTTTCTTTACACTATATAACATTGGGAGCCACTGGAATTAGACAATTTAATGAGTTCAAAAATCTGATCATACAAAAACCAACTGTATGCTATGGATATTTCTTAAAAGAACCTGATGTTATCAATGGGATTTTTGGGTTTGATTACACACATTACATGGCTTGCAAAAATTCTAATCTGTATTCTCGATCTGAGTATATGAATTATGCCAAAGATGATTTGGAATTCAATGAGAATGGCTTGGCAAGCATTAAAACATACTTATTATTAGGACAAGCTACTCGTTACAATGATTTCTTGAAAGCCATTCAGAAAACTGTAACTCTAAATTGGCGAGAGAGAATAAAAGAAGATCCCTCTATCTTGTATAGGAA